CCCTTGCTGAAGTGTTTGATCCGTTTTTGAACTTTTTCAGAATAATCTTCTAGTTCTTCTTCGGTAACATCTTCTGGGGGTTCAGAGGGCTTACGTCCTCTGTCGGCTTTTGGAGTGTCATCGACAACTTCAATTTCAAGAGAATCAGCTTCTTCAGCTTTTGCTCTAGCGGGCTTTTTGATTTCTTCAGCACTGGACGGCTCCACTTCTATCTCTGTGGACTCCTCTTCCTTCTCATCAGGAAACTCAAATTCAACCTTTTGGAATGGCATACTCTACTCCTATACTGTCATAATGCCGCGAGGATCAGGGATAACTGCCTCTACAGAATCATCATTCATCAAACGAAACTCTTTGCCGTTTACCTTGAACCGTGTGCCTGTGTTCATACGGAACATCACGTAGTCCCCTACTTTACACCACGGACCCTCTGGAAAACGCTCTTTGTCAGAGTATGCGTCTGCTCCCATGTCAATAACTACGCCCATAATAGACATAATGTATTCACGATGCTTTTCAGTATCAGTCTTGAGTAGACTCGTGCCTTCATAATGATCATCAATATCAGGCAGTGCTACCAACAATCTGTACCCTACAGGCACGGGAAGTTGGGCTTCCCATTGCTCGTCAGCTAGTTTTGTGACGGTATTAGTCATTATCTTCTTCCATATAGTTACGCGAGAGGTCTTCAATGTAAGATTTGGTGGCTTCAAGACCCCGAATTAAGCCAACAACTTCCCTATAATTCGCATAATCTTTAGGCGATCCTGCGCGTAGGAAACTCTGTGCAGACGATATATCCTCGTCGATTCTATCCTTTAGCACGTCAAAGACGGTCTTTGCCATTAATTATTCTTCTCCTTCGATAGCTTAATAAGCTCTATGCCCTTTTTATCTGCGGCATCTTTCATAGCGCGGTCTATGTTTGCGCCTTTCTCTTCCGCCTCAATAGCCAACTCAGCGCGTTCGAGTTTAAGTCTTTCAGCTTCAATCATAGCTTTAGACATGTCTCTCGCAGTAGCTGTCTGGGCCTGCTGCTGGCGTATTTGAACATCTGCTTGATCTTTAGCGATCTTGCGCTGCACCTCTTGCTCTTTGATCTGCAGTTCTTTCTGTTGCATCTGGATGATCGGATCTTGCGCTTTTTGCTGGGCAGCTTGTTGTGCGGCCTGTTGCTGATGCTGCTGCGTAAGCTGACGACCTGCGTCTGCCACCAGTTTAGAAAGTTCGACCTCTATCTCTTCTGGCAACTCTTCATTCGGTCTAGGCAGCGCAACGCCCAGTTTCTCTTCTATCTGCGAGCGATACTGGAACCCAAGGTGCTCTGCTATGTGAGCCTGCATAGATGCACCGATCTGCTTGGCCTGTGGGTTTTGAGCAATCATCTGAGCAATCATAGGGTCTTGCAGGAACGACATATGCGTAGCGATATGTGCTTGGTGGTCCTGATACATAAACGCCTTCATAGGCTCGCCTGTAAGCGCGTCCATGTTCTCGCTGACTGGATCTTTCGGCTTGGCGTCCTCTTTTGTGGGTACCAATTTATCTGCGTTTTTGATCCCCAACACCTCGATCATCTGCCTGTGTAACTGCGGTAGATTGTATATTTGAGGTGCCTGTTGTGACATCTGCAGTACAGCCTGATACTGCACCACTCGTTGAGCCATTGTAGAACTGTTGGGGTCACTTACTGGTATGACATCCACAAGCATATAATCTGCTTGCTTGGCGCTAACCTCGCCTCTGTGCGGCTGGTACGCGTAGTCCATAGGCGCATACTCAGATATAATCCGCTTGAGCAGTTTAAACTCCTGCTTCATCGCGTAGTGTACACGCGCCTGAACAGCCGCCATAGGCTTCAGGGTACGCTCTAGGAGCGCCAGAGTGGTTCCAACGGGGGCGTTAGCTGACATGTCCGATATGTTCATGTCACTAATAGCGCCTAGCCTACGTCCTTCCTGTGTTATCTTATCAAGTAGGGCGAGAAGGGTCTGGCTAGGTTCCTTGTACGGGAGAGGCATAATATTGTCACGGATGCTACCAGACGGCACGTCCACATCCTTAAACTCTCCCGGTTCTATCGGTGTATCGTCTCCCTTGATACGCAGCCCACGAGACTTTAAGCCACCGGGCAGATTAGCTAATGTACCAGCATCGACAAGCTGTCGTATCAAGGAAGTCCCTGCTTTGGCGTAACCGCCAATAATATGGATAAGACCAAGGCCGTAGAACCCAAACCCCGGCACATACACATAGTGCACGAAGTGCTGACGCTTCAACATCAACGGATCATCGGGAGCATAGTTTCTACGCACCGCTAAGACCTCACCAGAGCCGCGTTCTATAGTGACCACGTATGGCTTGGCTATATCGTCTTCGTCATCTACGCCTTCTATAACGAGGTCTGCGTGTACCTCATATATGGTGTAGCGATCATCATCTGTTAGAGAGAACCCACCTTCTTCAGCCTTACGCTTCTCTATATCCGAGTGGTATGGCTGTGGCTCTCCTACATCTACATCACTGTAAAACCCTACAGACTGTAACTTCTTTAACTCGTTTTTGGTCTTGCGCATTACATGTGTAACGCGTTCTGCGGTTTCTAGGTGGCTTGCTCCATAAGGAACAATAACATCCTCGGCGGGTATATACACAGCGACTTGCCGCCCAAGATTGGGGTCATAGTATACTTTTTTGAACGCGGAACCTGCCAAACCAAGGTTATACAGCATACGCTCGTGCTCAGAGCGATACTCCACCATATGCTCTGTTAGCTCATAGTTCATATCTGCTTTAACACGGAGAGCCGCTTCTTCCTTATCCTTAGTCTCATCACCAAGAATTTTAACTTTTACAGGGCCAGCGGCAGGGAAAGTCTCTGACATTGTTTCGGCTTGGAACCGTATCGCAGCCTCTGCAAGCACTGTAGAATACACCCCACAAGCACCTTCCCACGGCTCGGTGCGGTCCTCGTATTTAAACCCTAACACGTCAAGCCCTTTGACAAATGTATCTGCCCATTCTTTGCGGCTATCAGTATCTGCGTCTATCATACCCATAAGATCAGAAGACAAAGAGTTAAGATCGCCCTCTGTCATAACTTCAGCTAAGTTGCCGTCAAATGGCACCATATCAATTTCGTTTCCGGGCATTATGGTAATCTCCATAGACCCGTCGTCCATTATAACCGCGTCAGGATTAACGATTTCGATCTCTACCTCGGAGAGTTCCTCGTCTTCCAAACCCTCTGGGGCTGTGTACACACTTTTCTCTATAGCCATGAACTAATCCTCAGTAGTAACCGCCTTTGCGTTGCCTAAAGTATCTAGGCTCATCCGGTTCATCTGTAGGCAACCGTATAAACCCGCCCTGTCTAAACCGCATGAGGGCCATCACTGTAGAGTCAACAAGGTCATCGTGGCTCATAAACGGAAACCCTGCTATCTCCTCAATAACCTCTTCAGCCCAACGCGTCTGTGGTACCCATACCATACCAGAGGCTATTATGTCAGCTACAGAATTAAGTCTAGCCATCTTATCCCCTGATCCACGGTGCGGGGTGTACTCCTGTACGGGCAATCCTGTCCTGCGCATCTCCTGATATAGGGCTGCACCAGAACTCTTTTTCTCCACAATGAACGAATCTGGCTCCCAGTCCGCATACTCCTGCATAGCCAGTGCTTTTAGCTCGGGGAACTCAAGTCTTTCCTTTATGCTATTCAGCAGAATTATGTGATACGCGTTTTCTTCTTCGTTTAAGAAGACGCCCCAAGTTGTAAGCGCGGTAAAGTCGGCTCTGTTGTGTTTTTCTGCCGCTGCGTCCAAAGACATAATGATATATTCGCAAACAGGTGGGTTTTCGCTTGTCCATTCCTGCCACCACTCCCTTTTTACTACAGCCGCTTCTTCTGCGGTAGGTTGCTGTTGATACTGAGCGTTCCACTGGAACACAGGCATCGACGCTTTTGTGCGTTCCAACGCCTTCATATCAAAAAATTCAGGCCAAAGCGGTTTATGTACTACTTTACCGCTCTTTTTACTTTCAATTTCTAGTATAGCGGGAAATTCTACCACTTCATACTGGTCTGACAGGTCATTATTGACCATATCACGTGTTACACGACCCGTCAGATCATCCATATGCCATCGTGTCTGAATAATTGCGACCCGACCCCCCGGCATGAGACGAGTACGAGCACCGAATGTGAACCACTCGTAGGCTTTTTCAAATACCTCAAAGTTTCCGTTGATAACGTCTTGTTCCGAGTGGGGATCATCCACTAGAAGGAGGTCAGCACCGCGTCCAGCGAGCGCAGAACCAATACCACAGGCGTAATATTCACCCCCAGAGTTAGTATTCCACCGCCCAGCGGACTTACTGTCCTGCGCAAGACGCACGGTAGGGAATATAGCACGATATTCGTCCGACGATATGAGGTTTCTGACCTTTCTACCGAAGTCTACCGCCAAATCTGTGGTGTGTGACACCATCATAACCTTCTTATCGGGGTTACGACCAAGAAACCAAGCAGGAAAATAAATAGAAACAAGCTGAGATTTGCCATGACGGGGTGGTATGTTCACACAAATCCGGTCTTTGTCCCCTCTTTCAATACCCATGAGCATGGTTGCTAGGATTTTATGGTGTTTACCTACCAAATAATCAGGCTGCATCCGCTTACAAAACTCTATCAAGTCCATATATGCGGCTTTGTTCGCCTTGCGGTTGTTTAGCTCGTCAACCATACGGTCGATTTCTAGGATCTCCTCCTCAGAAAAAGCGTCTAGGTTGTCAAGAAGGTGGTCAACATCCACATCGTCGAATGTGACAGCCTTATTCATCATCAAATTCACTCATAATTGCATCAACATCTAGTGGACTATCGTCTAAAACGACTGCATCCTCTATATCTAGTGTTGGATTTGTCAATTTTGTCAGTTTCGCACGCAGCTTTTCCTTAATATCGTCGGTGGTCTGGTGCGTAATCGTCACTTCAGACTTCTCAGTAAACAAACCCACGTCTGATATTTTACCTAGAAGCTCCAACGCACGCATTCTGGTACGCGGATCAGGGCTATCAGACTCAATAATCAGCTTGTTCGTAACTAAATGTCGAAGCTGCATAGAAGATTCTACGACAGAGTGATTAAATTCTTTGATTATGGAGTTAGCTAACTTGATGGACGCAGGAGTAAGCGTAGCAGCACGTTTGTGTGTAACCTGTTTGGAGGTTCCGTCAGGGTCTTGCGCATAAGATGTTAGGAGCGTAGCGGCTACTTCTTCGTCTAACGCATCAGGTGTAGTGTCTACGCCGTGCTTCTCTAATTTGTTAACTGTATTGTCCAACGCCTCGACGCGTTCAGGAAGATCGACGCTTGTTATGCTGTCGTCCAAAGGTATGCCAAGCTCTGGTTCTAAATTCATCGCCATAGTGTGTTCGCAGGTGTTACCCGTATAACGCATTAGGATACACAATAAAAAATTTTTTACAAGAGGAGGTTGGGACTCCTATGGGGGGTACTTCGGAAAATCGAAAATTTTACAATTGTTCGTACAAATTAGTAGTGTGTAGTGTGTAGTGGAATCCTAAGCACATAGCCGGGGGTAGGGGGGTAGTACGGGTCAGGCGCTGGCGATTCGGGCATGTGCCCGAATGATATATTCTGGTTATCTCTTGTGTAACGTGTCAGGACATGTCATAGCTTGTTTATCGGGACAAGCGAGCCGCTATGGTTTCCGCCGATTAATTGAAAGGACATATCATGTCTTCAAACTTCGATATTAAAGCAATCCGCAAAATTGGTTCTGATCTGATTAAGGTTCATCGCCTAGGTGGTGAATTTAAATCCGACGACATCGGAACACTGGCAAGCGCGCACTCTGGCGAAATGACATCCAGTCAGGCGTATGAGTATCGCATCGCTGAATTAGGTGATAAGCCAGAGAATTGGTTTACGCCTAGTCAGGAAGGCAGCACTAATGACAAGGCGTCATGGGGTGTTAAGCGCAAACTAGCGACTGTCATATGCCTGACGCCCGATGAGGTGCACCGTATGACAGAGACGGAGGGCACGACTAATGACGCGGATAAACTGTTCCGCAAGCAGATGTCTGACAAGATTAGCGACAAGCTAAAGAATATTAGACGCGGTATGATCAATGCGGATCGTCGTCTTAATCCTGAGAAATATCAGCGCGATGTCGTGAAACGTGACGCACAGGACCGCATCATGGAACACGTCACATCCATTGCCAAGATACTGGCTGATATTGGCGAAGACGATAATAGCATCTGGGATATACCAGAGACGGTCATTGCACTGCAATCACTTGAGAAACAAGTGAAACGCAAGTCATAACACACTACACCACACTGGGTCGCCTTTTGGCGGCCCATTTTTTTATGTCTAATGAAATGATAGTTTAGCTTCGGGCAGATGCCCGAATGAAATTTGATACCAGTTCCTGAGTTGCGTAGAGCCTCAGTGTAAATGTGAGTTACACTTTGATACCAGTTCCCGAGTTGCGCCGAGCCTTGGCAGTTTGTGATAGTTATTCGGGCAGATGCCCGATTGAAGAACACATGCTAACCTATTGAAAACAAAGGAATGTGAGAAATGGTGGCATAAAGTGAGAGTTTTTTTTCGCATAAGTGCTTGATTTTAAAGGAATATGAGAATCTGAGAGTTTTTTTAATGTATATAGATAGATTTTTTTAAGAGGGTAAGAGAGGGTCTGAGCGTATGTTTCACCCCAAAAAATCCTGACCTATACCCCTCTCATATTCTC